GGCAGTCGAGCAGATGAAAGAAGAACTCGAATCGGCCGTTGCAGCCGATACGATCGAGTGCTGCCTGCAACTCTATCGAGGCATAAACATCGGACCAGCCGAAGCCGACAGGATCATCGCGGACGGATATGTGACTCACGAAGGCGTGAATAGTTGGACGACGTCTCGCGGCACTGCGAGAAGTTTTGGGGCAAACGGGCTTCTGCTTGTCGTCAGAAAACCACGAGTCGGGCACATCTTCGCGGCGGACCTACACGAAGAGAGGGAGGTTATTCGCCCGCCGTCACGGATGCGAATCCTTGGCGTTGTCCGTACAAGCACCGGAACCGTCCTGCACGTCGATGAGGACGAGGACTACAAGGAGGCGTAATGTCGACACTATTAGAACGCCTCGTTGGCACTCAAGGCTCACTGGGCAGTCCTGATTGGAAGAAGCCAAAGCACCTACTCGACGCGATTGCGAAGCGCAAGAAGAGCCGCACGTCGCGACGAGCCTTCTGCCCAACCGGCCAAGGCGGCGGCGTCGACAACTCATGCGGAAAGTCGACGACCCAGGAAGAAGCACCTCGCGAGCGGCTGAGTTCCGCGAGGAACCGCAAGGGCGTGCAGACGGACGTCGCTCGCAAGATGAACCAGATGGGGTCGAGCGAGAAGCAGATTGAGCAACTCGTTCGAGACCTGGGTGGCGACTTGAAGAAGACGCTCATCGACATTGAGTCAACTCGCGGCAACGAAGGCCTGAACATTTTCATTCGAGACAAAGAGACGAACGAGCCGTATTACATTCACTTCGGCTATTACGGGGCGACGATCTACCCCACGGACCCGCTCACGGACGAGCAGACGAAGGACGTCATGGCCGCCGCCGAGCAGGCGTTTCCAAAGACAATCTCTAAAAGGCTTTGGCTTGGCGGCAACTCGTTCCCGATCGCAATCTCGTACAACTTCAACTCAACAAAACCTGGGTTCACGTCTGGGAAGACCGCCGCTCGATACGCCAGTCTCCTGGCGTTTGCCGAGGCTCGCGACTGCGGGCGTGACCCAGACGGCAAGTTCTCTTCGGGGAACACTTGCGCCGGAGGCGCGGTGGCAGAGGCCGCAAAAGGTGCGGTCGCTGGCGGGATTAAGGGCGCAATCACCGGCTTGATTACAGGGGGGCCCGCCGTCGTTAAGCCCGCAGCCGCCATCGGCGCAGCGACGGGAGCCGTGAAGGGACTCTACGACAATCAGATGCGGCCGACTCGCGTTCGTCGCGTTATCGACAGGCTCGGGATGACCGAGAAAGGCGTTGGCTCCCTGGTCGAGAAACTTGGAGGCACTCCGGACTCGTCTGCCGACGTGAAGGGGAACTCTCTGCGTCTCACGATTCGAGACAAGGAAGGCAACAAGACGTTCCACGTCGAGGTCGACAAGAAGGCGATCACGGTCTACCCGAGGCGGGCGTCCGGAGAACTCAACTCGAAGGAGATCGACCGCCTGAAGCAGGTCGCCGACGAGGCAACGCCAAAGTCAATCGCAGTCGTCGTGAAGGAAAGTTCATCTGCATACATTGCGAAACTCGTGAAGAGCGGATTCTCAATAGCGGCCGGGCACACGAAAGATATTCTGATCGCTTCATTTTCTACTCCCGCCGTTCACTCCGTCGGCGTCGACGCGGTGCAGTCGGTTAAGAAAAAGTTCTCGGCGAGGCACGCAATCAGCCTCGCGGACCTCGTAAAAAAGAAGGGCCAGCATGGCGACGATTTGCAGCGGTGATAAGTGCATGAAGCCCGGTTGCTGCGGGCGAATGGCGACTCGATCGAGCAGGCAGAGCGGCGAGTTCCAGGTTCGCTACCTTCGTTGCCAAGTATGCGGCAACCCAGCGAGGTCCGTCGTGTCGGCGGCCAACGTCCGCTCGATTTCATGGCGGCGGGCGGATCAAAAATAGTGTTGTGCCGCACAACACTTTCTTCTTCCCTCTTCTTTGAGCGGACTGCCGACTGACTCTAGTGTGAACGTGTAGCCCCACTACCCGCACACAGGAACTCAGTCGCATGGAAGCCTCCGCCAAGGTCAAGAAGTTGCTCGACGAACTCGCTGCGGTCCTCGCCGAGATGGGCGCGGTCCAGGAGTCGGACATCGAGGCCGCCGACGAGGCGGAGGACTCTGCCGAGGCCAACGGCATGGAAGGCGGCGACGAGGAGTCGGAGACTGCCGACGACGAGGTCGAGCAGGAGAAGGAAAAGAAGATTCGCTGCCTCTGTGAGCGTGCCGAGAAGATTCGCGACCAGATCAAGTTTTACGAGGGCGTTGCGGTGAAGGAACTCGAACTCCGCACCGTCCTCGACAAGGCGACCCCCGCTTCGGTGGCCGCCGTTTCCACCACCACCCCGGCCAAGGAGGGCCGATCCGTGACTCAGATTTATCACAACCTTCCGGGTGCCGGTCGTCTCCGTGGCTTCAAGGGCCCCAACGCCGAAGAGCGTGCGTACCGCGCGGGCATGTTTTACAAGGCCCAACTTTTCGGCGACAAGGAAGCCGGTCGCTGGTGTGCTGATCACGGCGTGATCGATAGCCGCGCGATGGGCGAAGGCGTCAACAGCCTCGGCGGCGTGTTCGTCAACGAGGAGATTCTCAACGAGGTGATCGTCCTCGTCGAGCAGTACGGTGTGTTCGCCCAGAACGCCCGCAACGTGAACATGCAGTCGGACACGCTCATCGTGCCCCGGCGGGTTGGAGGTCTCACAGCGTATTTTGTCGGGGAAAACACGAGTATCCCCGACAGTGACGCCAGTTGGGATCGCGTGCAACTCATCGCGAAAAAGGTTGCGGTTTCCAACCGCATTTCGAGCGAGTTGCTGCAAGACAGCGTTCTCAGTCTCGGAGATTATCTGACGACTGAAACGGCCCGTGCTCTTGCGATTCTCACGGATCGCGTCGGCTTCGTCGGGACCGGCTCCGGTGACGACGGTGGTATTGTCGGTGCCGCGACGAAGATCGCCGACGGCAACCACAACGCCGGTCTCGTGACCGCTGCGACCGGCAACACGTCGGCCACGACCCTCAACATCGACGACTTCGTGAACACGGCCGCTCGGCTGCCAGTTTACGCCCGTGCCCGTGCCGCTTGGTACTGCTCGCCCGCCGTGTTCGCGGCCAGCGTGCAGCGTCTCGGCCTGACCAACAACGGCAAGTTGACCGGCGGCAACAACGCTGCGAACCTCGCCGATGCTCCTGAGATGCGTCTCCTCGGCTACCCGGTGAACTTTGTTCACACGATGCCGAGCAACCTGGGGCCCGACGCTGGCAAGGTGCAGTTCCTGCTCGGCGACCTGAGCCTCAGCACGATGTACGCGACCCGTCGTGGTCTCCAGATCAAGACGTCGGCCGAACGTTACGCGGAGTTGGACCAGACCCTGATCGTCGCTTCGACCAGATTTGACTGCGTGACTCACGACGCTGGCGATTCGACGAAGGCTGGCCCGATCGTCGGTCTCCGCACGGCTCTCTCTTGATGTACGGACACGGTAACCACTAACCACAACACCTCCCCGGAGCAGTATTGAAATGAACCACCTGGAAGCCAGCAAGTCCGACGTCAAGGTCACGGCCTCGGTCGCGACGAACGCCACCCACAGCCATGAAATCGACACGATCGGCTTCAACTACCTCTCGGTCGACGTGATCTACGGTGCCTACGGCTCGGCCACGAGCCAGTACGCGACCGTGCTCAAGTTGCAGGAAAGCGACACGAGCGGCTCGGGTCAGGTCGACGTCTCCGGCTTCACGGTGACGGCTGGTGCCGGTGCCACGACGGGTGCGAAGAACGGTGCTGTGTGCCGCTTCAACCTCGACCTCCGTGGCAACAAGCGTTACGTCACCGTGGTGACGACTCCTGGCAGTGCTACCCCCGTTGTGACGTCGGCTCGCCTCAGCAAGGCGAATGACATGCCGTACAACGCAACCACTGCCGGTGTCAACAACTACGTCTCCGGCTGAGTCAAGGACGACTCGACTGGGCACGGATGCCCAAGCCATTTTCTGTGTGGAGGGCTTGGAGCGTGATTGATGAAAGTCGTTGTTGGCAACGTCGAGCATGACGTTACGGTCGCAGCCTGCTACTCCGTGCCCAGGCTGGGATTTCAGGACAATTTTTTCACGGCGTACTCGACCTTCGCGCCGCATGGCATCACCCTGACAAAGGGCACTGGTGCTTTCTGGGACCAGACAATGTCCCGGATTCTGACTGACCTCTCCAAGGAGGAAGCCGGAAACCAGTTCGTGGTCACCGTCGACTACGACAGCGTCTTCGAGCCCGACTGCCTGACCCGACTCATGGCCGCGATGCTCGTGAGCGGCGTCGACGCCATCGCTCCTCTTCAGACAAAGCGGGACGACAAGAATTTGATGTTCACTCCGGCGGGCCTTGCCTCTGACGAAGGCCCAGTCACCGTCTCTCTTCCGTCCGAGTGGTGGGAGAAGCCTGCCCAACTGGTCGACACGGCGCACTTCGGCCTGACGATCATCAGGACGTCCGCAATTCGTCGGACGCCCAAGCCGTGGTTCATCGGAGTTCCGAATGCCGAAGGCGACTGGGGCGACGGAAGGCGAGACCCTGACATCTATTTCTGGCACAAGTTCAGGGAGGCGGGCAACACGCTGGCTGTTTGCCCGCAGGTGGCGATCGGCCACGCGGAACTTGTGATCACATGGCCCGACCAGCGTCTTAATGCCATCCACCAGTATCCGACACACTACTGGAATGCAGGCGGAAAACGTCCGCCAGAGGCCTGGGGCAGCGAGGATCACGCGAGGAGATCAGAGAAATGAAGATCAAGATGATGAAGGACTGGAGTTGGTACAAGGCTGGTCAGGTCGTGGACATCTACGAGCCGCTGGCGAAGAACTGGCTCCAGGAAGGCGTCGCCGTCCCGGCCGCTGAAGAGCGTTCCCTCGACGTTGAGCGAGCCGACGCGGTCGAGAGCCGAGTCGAGCGAGCCGTCGTCACAGAAAAGCGAAAGGCATCGAAGTAAGTGCTGTACCCGTCTCGGTCTGATCGCTATCTCGACATCGTTTCCCGGCAGAACCTGCGTTATCGATCGCTGGTTCGCGTGGCGGAGCCCATCGTCGAGCCCGTGACAGTTTCCGAGGCGAAGCAGCACCTCCGGATCGACGCCGACTTCACGGACGACGACCTGTATTTGCAGTCTCTGATTACGGCGTCGCGGTACTACGTCGAGAATTACGTCGACAGGACTCTCCTGCGGACGCAGTTGCGGATGAAACTCGATTACTTCCCGGTCTGGGACTTGCCGCTCCCCAGGCCTCCGATCATGGCAGACCCGGTGATCGTCCATTACGTCCCTTCGGACTTCTCGCTTGGTTATGCGATGACTCCGTTTACAAATTTTAGGCTCGACCGAGACGCCACACCCTCCGTCATCAGGCCCGAATGGAACGGAACTTGGCCTTCCTGCCGTGGTGCTGAGAACGACGTCATCATCTCGTGGTGGGCGGGCTACGGAACCACCGGAGCAGATGTGCCAGTCCCCGCCCGCCACGCGATGCTTCTCATCCTCTCGCACTGGTATCGCAATCGCGAGGCGGTTTCTGAGAATCGATTTGCTCCGGTTCCCATGTCTGCCGAGACTCTCCTGGGGACCGTCAACTGGGGGCAGTACCGTTGACGCTTTCCGCTGGCGAACTGTCTGAGTCGGTTGTGGTGCAGGTGGCGTCGAAGTCCACCAATTCCTACGGCGAGACTGTTCTTGATTGGTCTGTGTTCGCGACTCGCCGGGCTGCGATCGAGGGCCGGACGATCACCGAGGCCGTGAACGCCGAGCAGCCCTACACCAGCGGTGCTTACAACGTCCGGTTTCGCTACCTGCCTGGACTGACGTCGGAGATGAGGCTCATCTGGACGAGCCGCAGCCCGGCGAGGACCCTGGACATCGTAGCCGTCACCGAGAAGGGCATGCGAGAAGAGCACCAACTCGTGTGCAAGGAGTGGGGGGGATGAGCATCACGGTCACGGGGCTCGACGAAGCCATATCCGCGATCGAGTCGCTGCCGTCTGTGCTGGACAGGATGCGAGTCTTCGAGGACGTGTCGGCTCAATTCAAACAGCGGCTCACGTCCACCACCCCGGCCGGGTACAGCGGCAGGCTCCAGAAGTCGGTTCTCTCCCAGGTCGACGACGAGCAAGGCCTCGTTGGGTACGAAAGCGGTGTTGAGACGGCCGGAAACCCGAAACTGGACAGCATCACGAGGCCGCGAACCCGTGGCCGCAGCGTCCTCTGGGTTCATGTCGCGGACCTGGAGGAATTGGTTACCCAGGAGGCAGAGGATTTTGGCGACATCGGCGTCTCGGTCATGGAGTCGGCATTCCTGGAGCAATTAAATGCCCGCCCCTGAGACTTGGCTGCGGAACGCGATCACCCAGGCCACCACGGCCGGGGTCCACCCGGTGCTCGCCCCACAGAACGCACCGTTTCCCCTTGTCGTATACCGCCGCTCGGCCACGAGGCGGGAGCGTGGTTTGACCGGAAACTTTGGCGTCCCGGTCGCCACCTTCTCGGTGTCGATCGTCGCCCAGTCTTACTCCGAGGTGAAGGACATCGCCGATGCCGTCAGGCTCAAGGCCGACAACTTTACGGGCGAATTTTCCGGAGTGAAAATCATTACGACGGCACTGGCCTCCGAGAGCGACAACATGGAACGTCCTCCCGATGGTCAGGCCAAACCTCTGTACAGGGTCGATCAGGTTTACGAAGTGCGTTTCCAGGAAACAAAGTAGCGTCCAAGGAGGGACGAAAAAATGGCTTACGAGTCCTCGCAGGGCCTCACGTTCAAGTTCTCGGGTCAGTCCTTCACCGCAAACCAGATTCAGATGACGAAGAAGTTGTCTGAGATCGACGTCTCGTCCCTTTCGGACCCGACTGGTTCGTACCGCTCGTACCGACCGGCCCCGATCATCGACGCTCCGGAATTGAAGATCGACTTCGTCGGCATCACTTTGCCGCAGATGACCGCCACCGGCGCGATCACCTGGACGGTCGATGCGAGCGGCTCGAACTCGGCCTTCACGTCCAACATGCCCACGGTGGCTCTCTGCACCTCGGCCGACGTGACGGCCCAGGTCGGCGAACTCATCAAGGGCTCGGCGACGTTCCGTCTGACGCAGAATTAGCCAATAGTCTCTTGGGAGTTTTAAGTCGTGTCGTTTGAGAACTCTCAGGGAGTCACTTTTACTTTTGGCGGCACGATCTACACGGCAACCCAGATCGCCGTGACTCGCGGCCGTGCTGAGTTTGACGTCTCAAGCACAGACCTTGGCTCCGGCTCACTTCGCCGGATCAGGGCTGCAAAACTCAACGAGGTCTCGATCAAGGTTGACTGGGTCGGAGGGACGATCCCGACGGTAAATAGAACGGCAACATTTTTAATTACAGGAACAGAACTAGGTGCGACTGATTTTTCCGGAAAGCCTGCAATCTGCACGGGTTTGAGCATTTCCGGAAATGCCGGTGATCTGATTCGAGGATCGGCAACTTTCAAACTCTCGCAAGACTGAGGTGAATCGTGGCTTTTGATCCACCTTCTGCAATAGGCCTTTCATTCACGTTCAACGGCCAGCCGTACACGGCCACTCAGATCAGCGTGTCTCGCTCGGCGGCTGAGTTTGACGTCACGAGCACGAGCATCGCCGCAGACGGCCTGAAGCGGTATCGGGTCAGCGAGGTCGAAAGCGTCGACATCAAGGTTGATTGGGTTGGCCTGACTGTGCCTCCGATCGACGCCGTTTACTCTTTCTCCCTGTCGAGCGGTTTGGGCCACACGGGCTCGATGGCACTCTGCACCGGGCTCTCAATGCAGGCTCAGGCAGGAGAACTCATTAAGGGCTCCGCCACGTTCAAGGTGAGTTACGACTGATGCCTTACGATACATCTCAAGGAATTCTGTTCAAGTTCAACAGCGTCGCGTACACGGCTACGTCGGTGTCCGTCAGCAAGTCCGCAGGCGAGTTCAACGTCACGAGCCTCGACATCCCGGCTGGAACGGGGTGCCTGACGCGATACCGCGCAGGTGGTCTCAGGAGCGTTGAACTGAAGGTCGACTGGGTCGGTAACACTCTTCCGCCGACAGACCAGCCGTACAACATTGAGTTCGCAGGGTCGGGCCCCGGCGCGGGAACTGGACTCACTGGCGGTCAGGCCATGCCAAAAGCAATCGCCTCGGGTGTGACGATCACAGCCCAGGCCGGTGAACTCCTCAAGGGATCGGCCACTTTCAAGGTCACGGTGGACTGAAATGGGAGACGGATTTCCGAGGTTTCAGACAGCCCAGGGGGTAGAAATTTCCTGGGGCTCCACGAACATTACAGCCACATCTATCAGTTACAGCATGTCGGCCGCAGGCGAAGTCGACGTCACGTCAATGGACTCGACCATCTACACAGACCCCAACAACACTTCAAACAAGCGGATCGTCAAGGAGGTCGAGTACGGAATGATCGACCCCGGCGAGGTTCAGGTCGAGTTCATCGGCCCGAGCACTTTCGACCAGTCGTTTATCGGACAAAAAAATTCGCTGAGAATAACGAATCTTGGCAGCAGCGATTCCGCTGATGCGTATCTCACAAATCTTTCAATACAGGCAAAAGCCGGTGAATTGGTCACTGGCTCCTGTACGTTTCGGTTGGCGTAGTAATAGTCTGGATACAAGGAGTGTAGGCATGGCTCTCAGCAAGGCGGCGATTCTGGCGGCGAACGACAAGAAGATGGTCGACATGGACGTTCCCGAATGGAGCGGCTCCGTGAAGATTCGCGTGATGACCGGCACGGAGCGAGACCGCTTCGAGGCCGAGTTCGTGGGCGGCAGCAAGTCGGTCGACATGGTCCGTGCGAAGTTGGTGGCGAAGTGCCTGTGTGACGAAGACGGCAACCGTCTTTTCACCGAGCAGGAAATCCCTGCCCTCGGCGAGAAGTCGGCAGCCGTCCTCGATCGGCTTTTCACCGCCTGCATGAAACTGAATCGTTTCACGAAGGATGACGTGGAGGAACTCTCGGGAAACTCCTGAGCCGTCCGAGGCGGCTGTTCGAGTACAGATTGGCGTTGGCACTCGGGAAGACGCACCGGCAACTCCTTGAGGAGTGCGACGCAGACGAACTCGCCGAATGGGAGGCTTACTGGCTAATAGAGCCGTGGGGAGACGAGTGGAGACAGATCGCTCGCCTCACCACGGCTCTATGCACTGCATGGGGATCAAAAAACCTCGAAGAAGAAATGATCATGCCGAGCCATCGCAAGCGTCCGCAGACGGCAGACCAGATGCTCTCTGAACTACAGAAGATTCCAGGACTGTTTGGAAAATAAATGGCGACGATCGGCTCTATCTCCGTTGCTTTCGGTGCCGACCCGGGCGGCCTCAAGAAGGGCGTCGACGAGTCTGTAGATTCGCTTGGCAAACTTCGCGAGAGCATCGCCGAGACTTCTGACGAACTAAGCAAGTTCAACGCGACGCTGTCTGCGCAGGCGAACGTCGCGAACGCCGCTCTCAACAAGATGCAAGTTGAGAAGAACATCCGCATCGACGCGGATTTTTCGGCCGTTGAGGAGGCGGCGCAAAAGGTCGATGGACTCGCAAAAGACATTGAAACGTCTATTTCGCCAAATGTGAAGATTGACGCTGACGCGTCTGGCGTTGAGCAAGAAACAAAAAGAGCATCCGGATTTGTTGGTCAATTTCAGTCGGTGGCTACGGAGGCCTTCAAGAGAACCGGAGACGAGGCCCTCGGCGGCGCAAAGAGAATGGATTCGATCAGGGT